CAATCTAAAGTTGAAAGTTATCTTTCTACCGCTGACTCTAAGTGGCTAGACTACTGGGGGTACTGGTTTGGTGAGCGCCGTAAATCAGGTTGGTCTGACGATTATTATCGTAGCCGTATTGTCAACCATGTTGAACATGCTAGAGGAACTGTTGATGCATTAAGAGATGCTATTGCAGACTTTATAAATACTAATAAAGACAATATTTATATATACGAGCCTTATCGCGACATGTTCATATGGAACAGTTCAAAATACAACACGAAGAAGTACTTTTCTAGCACTTATTATCGGTATGCCGTTATTGATATTCAGATAAGTGCAAGCTACCCTAAAGAGATTGTGTCAATAATCAATTTATTTAGGCCAGCTGGGGTGTTGTGGGTTTTGACAGAAACCGTAAATAGTCGAAATTCCGATGCACCCATAATTGATATTAAGAATCCTAAAGATGTATTTGTACCAAAAATTGAAAATGACTTTATATTTGGATTAAGGACTCGCACAAGACTAGTTATCAATCCTTCAAAAGATGATTATGAAACAGTTACCAACCCATTTACTTATAATAAGAAGGACTCATTGTTTAATGACAGAAATTCATTATTCATGGGAGCCACCCAGATAAGTAAAAGATACTCTTTTATTGGTCAGTCTTTGTTTGACTATACTCCAAAAGATAATGATACTTTGGAGGATTCAAGTTATAATGTAGAACAGTTAAATAGCTCAGATATTGCTAGTGTTGCCACTAAGAATGGTAGAGGTAAGATGTTTGATTTTAACCCAGCTAAGAATAATTTAGTTTCCAATGCTAGTCAATATCTTACCCCAACAACAATTAGTAGTTACAGCCAACGATATGATATGCCAACTAACTATCTAAAAGAAGGACAAACATATAACTTTGCGGTTAATATAAATTCTAATACTAATTTTTCAAATACTAAAACTGATTTAATACTTGATAGTAAAAACAAGAATTTACTACGTGATTCAACGACACAGATAAAGAATAATTTAGCAACTATAGTTAAAGAAGGCAACCAGTGGCTAACTACTCAATTTACTATCCCAGAAGGGTTCAATTTAGACACCGGGCCTTATTTATCATTTAGTGGTAGTGATAGCAATATAAGTTTTAATGTTTCTAAGCCAATTATTAAAAGCACAGCTAATACAAATCCTATGAGTTGGGCACAATCTGCTGATGAAGAAACAAATACACCAACAAAATTGGCTGATACAATTGACCTAAGAGGATTTATAAACGATAATTATAAAACTTTAAGTACGACTGTAACAAACAAAGAGCTTAATGATTTGTTTGATACTAAAAAACTTCATCTGGTTATTAAGACTGTTAATTCTCAATCTGGTTCATTAACAATTAGATTCTTTAATTTTAATACTAACCTATGGGTAACATATGGTAACTTTGAAGTTATTGGTAGTTATACAGATATATTTGTTAAACTAGACGATATTACGCCGTTAATGAATAAAAATTCTTTGATATATGTATCTATGGAATTTTCTAACGATAAGAGCATATCTGTTAGCTTAGACTATATTGGGCTATCATTATCTAATAGTGAAGATGGATACAGTATTAAAATGTTTGCAGACCAATCTTCATACGGTATCGAAACTGAGGTTGCAATGGGCCCATTTATAATTTCTAAATCTTCTGTTTCTAGAGCATATATTAGTCCATCTAGGTATAAGATTGGTGACCCTGAATACGGCAAGATTGGGCACTACCCATTAGCTTAATTTGAAGCTAATTAAATTTATTATATGTTAAAATTATATAAGAGGTGATAATTAATGGCAATTGCCACTGAAACGGCTCACGTTAGCCAAGCTATTGCATTTTCTAAAAGAACAGATTTATGGCTTGAACTAGCTAAGAGCTCTGAATGGACTGATGAAACAGAACCAGACGCTGAATCATCTTCAACGACAGCACTAACAGAACCCTTGGTATATGCTAAGGTAAACCAGATTAATTTAATTTACAAGAAACCATCTGATGATACAAGTGATGACCCTTCCGACGTTATTATATATGGTGGTCAGAAATGGCTACCGGTAGGTGAAGCCGATGCATATAAAAATGATGCTAAATTTGTATTGTTTACTGTAAGTATTGATGTAGGGGCTGTTCCTACATTTTCATGGCGCCAGTCTGGAATTGTAGATGGCGTTGTACTGGCAAATGGTACTACTGGAGTAATTGCTACAGCAGATAAGGTTACTAGCGTAGGTAATTTATACATGTATGATAACCATGTAGTAAACAATTACACTGATGATATGAAACTAGTAATTAGTTATGTAGCAGAATTTTAAAAAGGGGGAATTAATTAATGCCAAAATATGATGACTCACAAAGTCCATATAACAACGGATTTGACGCCAGCAAAAGATTTTCAAAAGTGTTGTTCAGGCCTGGTCGCCCTGCATTTTCGCAAGAAATGCTAGAAATGGAGTCAATGCAAGACTATAATACAACCATGCTAGGTGATACTCTTTTCCAAGAAGGTGCAATTATATCTGGTATGGATGTTATCCCAAAAACATTCACAGATGATGGTGGGACAACTGCTGATTACCCTAATAACTTCTCTGTAAAAACGGCAGAAGCTATTAACAGTGCTTTAACAACAACAACCTATACTAGTGATGGTGTTATTGGTGTTAACTCTGTAGGTGCACTTAAAACTGATTATCCAGGTATGTCATTCACAACTACTATTACAAAGGGATTATATTCAACACTTCATTTTAAGATAACTAAAACAAGTGGGACTCTTAGCAAGATTAGCTTTAACTATGATGCTACACAGATGACACCCATATCATATACCATTGATAATATCGCAGTTGCTACAGCTCTTAATGATATGACTGGCACTCCACTAGTTGACGCTAGTGGCAACCCAATCACATTAGACACAAACACTGCTCATGATGTTGTTATTGTATTCCAAACTCTAACTTCTGCAAACCCAACATTAAGTTTAATGATTAATTCTGGGTACAATGCTTTAACGACAGGAGTAAATGTTAACATTACAAACCTTATGTCAGAAGACGGTAAGGTAGCCCATGATTGGTCAATTAACTCTAATGATGGGGATGCTACAAGCTCCGTTAATCGTACTAAGGTTTATGGAGTTTCAGCTGGTCGTATCTGGCTAGAAGGTGCTGTTAGAAGCTTTGATGGGGATGAGATATCAATTACGGGTATCGGTACTGAAACTATTGGTGCTGTGCTAACGGAAACAGTAGTTACTTCTGCTGATGATTCAGACCTGTTGGACCATACTTCTGGTTCAGATACCTATGGTCTTGCTGGTGCGGACAGAACAAAGTATCAGGTAACACTTACTTATAACGACCCAACGTCAACTCCAATATTTGTGTTTGTTGATAACCATCTAAACTCAGATGAATTAAAACCAGATTATGGTTCTCTAGGCCAAATACTTGCAAAACGTATGTATGACCAATCCGGTAGTTTCAGAGTGTCAGGTTTCGATGTATCAGTTAGAGACTATTCACTTGATTCAAGTAAACTACAACTAGTAATTGATGCTGGTCAAGCTTATGTTCGCGGATACTCAATTAATACAACTGAAAATACAAATCTTTTGATTGATAAGGCTGAACAAACTGACGAAACCGCTAATGAACAGTATATCTACAATTCTGATAACGGTGTATATACTTTTGTACAGCAACCAGTTCAAACGGTTGCTAGCGTAACTGCGTCTGTTCAGGGTTCAAACTCTAGTGTTCCTCGTAGTTCTACCAGCATTACTGACCAATTCTCAACAGAATCCGTTTATAGAATTGAATCTGTTACACAGGGTTCGACAACCTATATTGAAGGAACTGACTTTGTACGTATTAGTACAAACTCAATTCGTTGGGGGCAAGATGCCAATGGTAATGTTCTAACAGGCGCTAAAATACCAGCTGCTGGCTCAACGTACAGAGTTGTATATGACTATACCAAGGTACTAGTAGAGGACACTGATTACAAGGTTATTGTGAATGGTGGTACAACTACACTTGATATTGTTAACCAGACTGGTGTTAAGCCGATTGCTGGTTCAATTGTCAATGTAGACTACGTATACTTCCTGGCTAGAATTGATATGATTTTAATCACTTCTGACATTAATAATCCTTTCAAGATTATTAAAGGTACACCAATGACATTTTCTACAGTAACTCCACCAGTTGTTAATGACCCTTATACTCTTGAACTAGGATACGTATTAGTATATCCAGGTACCGGAGAGAATTTAGCTAATAAAGCACTATTTACTATGCAAACTGTTACTAATATTCCATTCTCAGGTCTTCAAAAGTGGGGAGTCAGACTAGATAATTTGGAATACAATTTAGCTGTACAGCAATTATCCGCTACAGCAACTGATGATGAAGACCCAACAACTGTAAAGGACGCTTTCTCAGATAGCTTTAACAGTGTAAACACTGCTGACACTTTCCATGATGGATTTGACGTTGACTATGCACCGGCAGACGGAGAAATAAGAATGCCTACTCAGTATACCTATACGGATATTCCAAAGGTAGCTGAGGATGTTAGCACAAGTGCAAAGGTTTGGCATACTTCCGATATCTCTTCGCAGGCACTAGCAACTTCTGGATTATCAAGCACTAGTGGTGTAGTCGACCAACAACAGTTATTATCTACTGGTATTATAAATGTTAACGAGTACCAAGTGTTTAATGTTAATGGTACTCTTAAGTTAATACCGGATACAGATAACTGGATTGAAACAACTAGCACAACTGTTATAGATACAAGTTCAAAAGTTAAAAAATTACGTCTTAACCAGTTCTGGAAGAGTGACCCTAATAACTACAGTCGTTATTACAAAGGTGATACTCTTAATTATTTTAACCAGATAACTCTAGATAACAATCAAAAGTGGACTACAACAAAGACTAACTCAACCTATTCTGGTTATATTATCTCAAGTGGTGGTACAAAAACTGTCACGTCTGCTATTGAATATATGAGACAACGTAAAGTTCAATTTGTTGCTAAGAACTTTGAACCATATACTGATAGTGTTCAAGCAACTATTACATCTATCCCAGTTGAGCAAGTTGGTTGGGGTCCTGACATGAACGTTGATGGTGGTAGTGGCCCGTACAGAGGTTCTACACATAATTCCTGGAAGGCTGACGGGAATGGTATGATTTATGGTAGCTTCATGATTCCTGCTGGGTTAAAGTGTGG